TGGAAAAAAACGTGTCAATTGTTGGGCAGTTATCTAAAATTGAGAGTGAAATTATAGGTAAAATAGGTAGTTTGCAACAATCAATCGATGATTTACAGGCGCAACTTGCCAATGTAGCATTAACAGACGAACAAGCAGCTAGTGTACAGGCGGTCATCGATGGCGTTAACGCTCTGGACAATATTGTTCCAGACGCATAAAAAATATATTTTATAATCGGATATAAAGATATATTAATTCCTAAGCCAGTCGGGTAAGAGCTGGCAATTAAAAAATAGAGGAATTATGAAATTAAAACTAATTGCAGCAAAGGTAAAAGAACTTAAAGAACTGTCGAAAAAGCTTGATGATAGCTTTAAAGATGATGATATTAAGCCAGAACAGAAAAACAACATTAAAGATGTTGTCGATGCCATAAACTCGCTTGAATCATTACAGTCATGAAAAAAGTATTATTATTAATTTTGTTATTCGTCTCGTTTAGTGTATCAGCTAAGCAAATTGGAAAAAATGCAGGCATAACCTACATTGACATGGACAGTGGTTTTGTTGAGTACGTTAGAGGGCTTGGCTATTCTGAGTTGTACGGGTGTTTTACTAAAAAAGACGCAGATGGTAAAATTGTAAGAATAGGCGCACTGTGTACTTCGAATGCTCCTGGAACCAGTATATACCATTTCAACACAACACAATTGCTGTCTAATTTTGGTATTTCGCCATTGCACTCAGAAACATTACTTGTTGTGTTAGCTGGTAAACGTTCTGGTGATGCTGACTATACACTTTATCAACCAATGATAGACTATGATTTTAGTCAAGGCACAGGCTCAGGATTTACCGTAAACAATTCGTTAAACTTTGTTAATTTCTGGTACTCAGGCGCATTTCCAAAATGAGTTAAGAGTTAGAAGCTTATTTTAATATTGTTTTGGGTATATAAAGTAAATGTGTTCATTATGCAAAATTCCTTTTAGCGAGTGAGAAATGAAAAAATTATTATTGGCAGGTTTGTTGTTAATATCAGGATCGGTTAACGCCAATGATGCTGTTTATCAATGTACGGTTAATAACGTGGATACTGCACATATTGTGATTGTTGCTGATCCGTGGGGGTTTTCAACGCGATGGGGGTTTTTGGCTGTTGATCCGGTATCAAAATACTATGGTTATGGCTCAGGCCAGTGGGATGCAACAGGTAAAAATTTTACCGGACAAACAATGTCAGGAACACAGTTTGCGTTTGGAATAGCACAGGATAATACACTGCATGGTAGCATGGATTTGGTGCAGAAAGGCGTAATGAGGCACTTGGCTATGGTGTGTTATTGGATATAGATATGGCATTAACAAAGGAGTTTAAAGCAGCATTGCTTCAAGGAAGAGCAAAGTTTTATCCAGACAAAGATGTTGAGGGTGGAGCGATAGCACCGTTTGATGGCATTGCCTTCATTGCTGATATAGAGAAAAAAGAAATGACTATTACTTTCTTGCAAGGGAAATTACCTATATCAATTCAAGTGATGCCAAGCTTGAACAGTTTTATGAAGGGAAGCGGTATAATGTCAGGCGAGATAAAGTTCAAAGTGAAAGATGATGAGTGATAGATTTGTCGAAATGTAAAAGAGGTTTAAGATGCCATCGAAATCAAAAAAACAGGAACGCTTAATGCAAGCAGCAGCTCATAATGAAAAGTTTTCCAAAAAGGTAGGAATTCCGCAGGATGTGGCTCAGGAATTCGTAGATGCCGATAAAAAAGCAGGAAAGTATAAGGCAAAGAAAAAATAAATTATGTTTAGTGAGAAAGAAGAATTGTTGCTTGACAAAATTGAAAGCATTTGCGCTGCGTCAGGCTATGTGAAAGTCGAACCTATGCAGGAAATAAATGAATCTGTTTTAAATGATGCTGTAAATCTGGTAAGGGAAGTACGCAAGCAAAACAAAAAAGTATGGAAGCTGCAAAAGCGTGATGAGAAAGGACGTTTTTTGACGTATGAAGGCGCAAAACAAAGGCTTTATACAATTGATGATGTTCATAAGTACGTTTCTAAGGCGAAAAATGAAATGTACACGCGCACTCAATTAAAAGAGGCCGTAGATCAAGCGTGTGAAAGTTTAAATCAAGAAAAGATAGCGCTTAGTATTACTATAGAAAATAAGGAAAAAGAAATACAAGGGATGAAAGATGGTTTATTTTCAGGCATATATAACCAGCAGCAATTAGATGAAGCGGTATCAGAAGCGGTAGAAATAGCACTAGCAGGAATGGACGATAAACAACATGATTGTTTAGAGGCTATCAGTGAAGCCTTCCTTGCCGGGATGAATGGACGTGGGAATAGCTTGTTGTTGCCAAGCAAAAAGCTTGAACTTTATCTGCATAGCAAGGGATTGAAATGAGAGATAGAGAAGATATTCAACTTATTTCAGATGCAAAGTTTAAGGCGCTAGAAGATTTTATAAATGAAGTGACGGATGGAGTGGCAATTGCACAGGCATTGCAAGCATTGTTTGAGTGCCAAATGTGGGTAGATAAGGCAATCAGCAATGATAAAGCTGATAGGTGAGTGCATAATGTGTTGGTTACACGGATTCAGTATAAAAACAGGTGCAGAGGACTTTATAGTAGAGCAAGGAAGACGCGAGAATTTCAAGTTTCCGTTTGGAAGTCAGAGACGTGGATGTTGATAATGAATAAAATTAAAACAGCAACAAAGCATTTCTTTTTAGATGATGTTGTAGAGAAAGAAGTAAAAAAAAATAAAGAATATAATAACTTTTATTCGGATAGGATAGAAGAAATTACACTAGAAATTGAAGAAAACAAGAGAAGAATAGAAAAAATAATGCAAAGTTTCACAAAGCAAGTTGTTGCTAAGGAATCAGAAAATTCAAATGAATGGCTTGTAAAAGCCATATATTCATTATCTTCATCTATAAAAATATTAGCCGATTTATTGGAAAGGCGTGGGTAAATGGCTAAAGATATTGATTGGGATGCTGTAGAACGAGAATATCGAGCTGGAATAAAAACTCACAGAGAAATAGCTGTGCAATTCAATGTATCTCATACGGCTATACAAAAGAAAGCTGAGAAGTTTGGATGGACAAGAAATTTAACTGCAAAAATTAAAGCTAAGGCTGAAGATAAAGTTGCCAGAAAAGAAGTTGCCAGAAAAGTTGCCAAGATAACAGAGTCAGATATTATCGAAAGTGAAGCTTGTAAACAAGTTGCCATACTCGAAAAAGAATCAGCAGAAATTCAAGCTTTGGTAAGGATAACCGATAACTGTTCGGATGAATTGGAGAAAATTAAAGACGATCTTGAAAAAAAGTTAAGGTTAACCAAGATATTAACTGATAACAGGGAAAAGATTATTAACTTGCGTCGACGAAATGCTGGTATTACGGACGTACAAGCTAATCAACCAGCCAACAATATCATATTCAATATGGGTAAAGCGGAACTTTCAGAAACAATACGAACAATTCAGGGAAAGTTTGATAGGCTTGGGATAAATGTTACGTGAAGAGGATTTGCCTAACAATCCATCTGAGCTTATAGAGATATATAGGCAAGCTGTAGATCAATATGAAAAAATTCGCTGTGAAGAATCGCTATATGAATTTACCAAAGCAGCTTGGGAAGTTGTAGAGCCATCCGTTAAGTTTATCGAGAATTGGCATCTGAAGGTAGTATGCGGTTATCTTGAAGCATTCCATTACAACCAATTACCTGATAAACGCCTGATAATAAACATACCACCATCAGGGGCAAAGTCGCTAGTAACATCAGTTACATATCCATGCTGGACATGGATACATAATCCAGGAGAGAGAATTTTAACATTTAGCGCAGAAAAATCACTGGCAACGCGAGATGCTTTAAAGATGAAGCATATTATTACCAGTGAATGGTTTCAAAAATATTGGGGTGATATTAAGCTATCAGAAGATCAAAATGAAAAAACCTTATATCTAAATAATAAATTTGGCTATAGGCAGGCTACAGGTATTACAGCATCAAACACGGGTAAGCGTGCCAGTCTTATCATCCTGGATGACGTTTTGGATAGCAAGCAGGCATTTAGTGACATTATAAGACAAAATGTTAACGATACATGGGATCAGTCTATTAATTCAAGATTGAACGACCCGGTTACGTCAGGGGTGGTGCTGATAATGCAAAGATTGCATCAGGACGATTTGACTGGTCATCTATTAAAAAAGACTAAGGAAGTTTGGACGCATTTAAAAATACCCATGCGTTATGAGGGGACTCCCACATTTGATGGTAATGATATAGGAAGGCCAGATTTAGTTGACCCGCGCACTAAAAAGGGTGAACTTATGTTCCCTGCAAGATTTCCAGAGAGATCGGTACAGGCATTAGAGGAATCACTTGGCGAGTACGGGGCATGTGGGCAGCTACAACAAAGACCTTCGCCACTAGGCGGCGGTATCATAAAGAAACACTGGTGGCGCGTGTGGCCTGATGATATTCCACTTCCTATATGCGATCATATTTTTATATCATTCGACACGGCTTTTAGTGAGGCTGATAGTAAAAATGCGGCTTTTAGTGCAGCAACACGGTGGGGTATATTTTGGCATGAGCAGCGTGATAGATATTGCATACTTGCATTGGGCATGTGGTTTGATAGGGTTGGATATGACGAACTAAGAAGAATAGTTCAGGAAATGGATAAAAAGCATAAGCCGGATATTTTACTCATTGAGAAGAAAGCTACTGGTATAACGTTGGTTCAGGATATGAAACGTGCTGTTCCAGGCAGTGTTAAGTCCTATTCGCCAGGAAAGGGGGAGGATAAAATTAGTCGAGCACATAGCGTTAGTCCTATGTTAGAATCAGGACAGGTATATATTCCTAACAAAGAATGGGCGCTAGGAAATGGCAAAGACAAGCTTGGACTGATAGACTATGTTGCCTCATTTCCGACAGGTGCGCCACCAAGTGCTGACTTAACAGACACCGTTACAGCCGCTCTTATCTATCTACGTGCAGGACATTGGTCTGGTGATCATGACGATGACAAAGAAGCCCCGTATGAAGCTGGATATAGAAGCGAAGAAGATATTGAGGATGCCCATCCACAGAGGACGGGGTATTACACATAAAGTGGTGTTATAAAAAAGAACTTCACTTTTTTATTGCCGGGAGGCAACAATGGAAAACGAATACGAACTAGAGCAGGAACGACAACCTGCGGACATAGATGCAATTATTAAGTTTGTAACTGTTGGTGAATCAAACGGCCTAAGTGCAGAGCAGGTACTTGATCCTATTGAATTAGAAGCCTATCAAGAGTTTATCGAAAATGACAGGAAGGAAGTGTCAGGGCATTATGATAACCTTGTTCCAGTTTTGGACAGAAGCGATCTTAATATGCTTGCCCAGGACATTATCAACTGGGTAATGTGGGATGAAGACACCAGGGACGATTGGTCGCGGCGTGAGTCAGAAGGTATCAGGCTTTTAGGTGTATCAGATAGAAAGCTTAATAAGGCACTATTTGAAGGCGCAAGTTCTATTGTTCATCCATTGCTTGCTGAGGCCGTAGTAGATTTTCATTCACGCATTATGCCTGAGATATGGCCACCAGAAGGCCCGGTAAAAACTCAAGTCCTTGGCGATAGAACACCAGAACGATTGCAACAAGCCGAACGGGTACAGGATTATATGAATTTCCAGTACACAGAAGACATGCCTGGCGCGTTTGACGAAGAAGACGCATTACTTTTCAGGCTCCCATTGTCAGGCTCGGTATTCAAAAAGATATACTACGATCCATTATCAGATAAACTCTGTTCGAGAATGATAGAACCTGCTGATTTTATTGTTCCATTTTCAGCCACAGACTTAGAATCTGCACACAGATATACTCACAGATACCGTGAGATGCATAATACGGTACTCAAGAAAATAGCATCAGGCTATTATTCAAAGCCAGTCAAACTTTCAGAGCCAAACAACGAACACTACGACTATCCTGTGGTTAAGGACGAGATTGATCATACCGAAGGAAGACAAGCGACAGGTTTAGGTGAAGATCAGCGTCATACAATACTTGAAATGTATGTTGATTTGGAACTAAAAGGCCAGGAAGATGTAGATGAGACAGGCCAGCCAACAGGCGTGGCATTGCCTTATATTGTGTGGGTAAACCGTGACGATCACGAAGTTATGCGGATTCAGCGAAATTGGAATCCAGAAGACGACAAGAAACAGTCAGAGATATGCTTTACACACTATCGTTTTATGCCTGGATTGGGATTCTATGGATACGGACTATTGCATTTAATAGGCGGGTTGTCTAAAAGTTCGACAGGCGCTCTTAACGCATTGATGGACTCAGCGGCATTTTATAACCTGCAAGGTGGGTTTAGAACCAGAGAGTCACGTATCAGGGGCGATTTACGTACACCAGCACCGGGCGAGTGGATAGAAGTCGATTCAAGTTCAGAAGAGTTAGCCAAGGCTTTCTTCCCGCTTCCTTACAAAGAACCATCCGATACGCTTTTCAAACTGTTAGGCTACCTGGACGAAAGAGGCCAACGCTTTGTAGGCACTACTGATGTAATGCAGGGCGATACAGCAAGCGCTAATGCCCCCGTGGGTACTACGTTAGCCTTGATTGAACAGGGCAGCAAGAAGTTTGGCGCTATACACAGACGAATACACGTAGCGCATAGACAGGAATTCAGGATATTGGCGCGTATGAATAGCCGCTACTTACCCGAAAATGGTTATCCGTATTATACGAACAAAGGCGACAGGATGATAATGCCAGCTGACTTTGATCAGCGTATAGATATTATTCCAGTCAGCGATCCGGCGATAACATCTAGTACACAAAGAATAGTTCAAGCTCAAGCTATTATGGACTTGGCTGAAAAGCATCCAGATCAAATTAACATGACTGAGGCATTAAGGTCAATGCTGGAAGCTATACGCATACCCAACATTGACGAGTTGATGAAGGTAGACGGAGCTATGGCACAGCTGCAACAGCAAAGTTTGCAGCTTGATGTTGAAGTAAAACAAGCGCAAATAGCAAAGCTTCAAGCTGAAAAAGAAAAGCTGGATGCAGAGAAGACAGAAAGTGCATTAAGAGGCATATATAGTGCAATGCAGTCGGCTGGGATGGTAGTAACAACGCCCAGCATAACGCCAGTAGCGGATAGTATTTATCTATCTGCCGGGGGCAAAGATGCAAATCAATTACCGTTAGCGCAACAACCAGCAATACAGCAACAATTACCACTACCAGAACAAAACACCTCGCCAGGATTCCCGGCAACAGGAAATGAGCCTATGCCACAACAGATTCAGCCTGAACAGCAAATGCCTATGTCACCAGAAGTAGGGAACAATGCAGGTATCGAGACTCAGACTATTGCTGATAATGGCATGTTGCAATGATAGTAAGAAAGTAACTTTTTAAATGGCTGAATTCCGCTATTTAAAACATAAAATCATTTAAATATGCGGCCTACAGAGGCGAAAGGCTTTAATTAAAGCATTTGAATTGGAGTAAGAGAATGAATAGTTTATACAGCGATCCACTTATTCAGCACTTTAATAATGCGATAGTCCAGCGTATGAACGATTTGATTGATATTATTGCTAAAGGCGCATTAACGCACGAACAGTATAAGCGCACTTGTGGTGAAGTAATAGGGTTAAAAAGCGCATTGGAATTATTGAATGAATCAATAGAAACATACACAAATGATGATGACTCTTGATTTTTAACAATAAATGTGCATACAATATATACGTTATATTATAACATAACTTTAGGAAACTAATGAAATTTGAAGCAGAAGATGTACCGGCAGATAGTCTGCCAAAACCGGCAGGATGGCGATTATTAATTGCACCTGTAAAAATAGAGGAAGTAACCAAGGGCGGTATCGCTTTAATAGCAGAAAGCGTTAAAAGCCAGGAATATTTCCGAAACATTGCCAAAGTTGTAGCGATGGGTTCTGAGTGCTATAAGCATCCAAAGTTTCAAGGCGGCATATCTATTGAACAGCATGAACCTGTGCCTTGGTGTAAGGTAGGCGATGTTATTCAATATAGCGCATACACCGGCGCTGATACCGTGATTAAATTCGATGGTAAAGAACATAAACTGAAAATTATTAATGACGATGAAGTAATAAGTACAATTACTGATTTATCAATTTTAAATTTCGTTTAGACGTAGCCAGTGCTATGAACATTAGCCGCTGGTCGAGAGATTTACCGGCATTAAATAGGAACTTTATATGTCAGAAGACTATAATGAATTTTTAGAAAGTGATACTCCGATACTGGAAGATGTTTCTGATCACGAAACGCCGGAAGACGATGAAGATAAAACTTCACCTATTCAGGAGCAGGAAGATGATAAAGAGGCATACAGTAAGCGGGTACAAAAGCGTATCGACAAACTTGCGTATGAGCGCAACATAGAGCGTGAGCGTGTAGCTAAACTTGAAGCAGAGATAGAAGAACTTAAACAGCATAGAGAAAAAGAGGTTGTTGCTCAAACTGCACAGGAAATTGACGCACAGCGTAAAAAACTGCTACAGAAAAAGAAAGATGCTTTAGAGACAGGCGATTATGATGCTGTTGTTGATTTAGATGAAAAATTAATCGATTTAAAAACGCAACAGCAAAAACAACCAATTTTTGATGAAAATAGTAAGCCAGAAGTAAAGCAACAACCACAGTCACCACAACCTATCATTCCAAAAGCTATGGTTGATTGGGAAGCAAAAAATCAATGGGTTTATGAGCAGTCTAATAAAGAAAAGGTTGATAAGGCTAATGCTTTGTTAGAGGTATTAAGATTGGATGGTTATGAACTTGACGATCCAGATACGTATGCAGAACTTGATAGGCGACTGACAAAGCAGCGTATTACCCCGCCTCCAACTGGCGCACCAGATAGAGGGCAATTGTCAGGTGGCAGTAAAGATACTCAATTTACATCAAAAGATAAACAGCTTATGCGCGATTGGGGCCTTGATCCCGATAATGCAAAACACAGGGCTGAATGGATTAAGAACCGGAGCAAAGCGTAATGGCTGGAATATCAAACGAAGAAAGACTGGCTAGAGCCGTAAGAGAATCCCGTGAACAGGAATTGCGCGTAGCTGATGATGTACATGAGGCCTATGCCGCATGGGAAGATGATACGCTACTTAATACCAGTAATATCCCACCCAGAGATGGCTATGTGCAAAGGTGGGTTCGTACTTCTGTTAAAGGCATTGAAGATCAGGCCAATGTTCAGAAAAAATTTAATCGTGGCTGGCGGCCTAGGCCAATGTCTACTATACCTAAAGGACAATATGTCATGCACGTAGATTTTAACGGCATGGACGTAGTGGGCGTACACGGTATGATATTGATGGAACGCACTAAAGCACTGCACGAAAAGCAGCGAAAAATGATTCAACACGACACTGATATGCAGATGCAATCAGTGAAACACGATATGTATAAAGTACACGAGCCAGGTTCACGACTAACACGGCCTGAATTTGTAGAAGAAAACACAAAGACGAGTCGAGGGCGAATTGCGCCGGTAGACGATTAAATTAATTATATTGTCGTGAGACATTAAGGAGCCAATAATGGCAAATTCTAATCAGCCGTTCGGGTTAAAACCTGTACGGCACAGCTCAGGGGGTGAGCTGCAAACAAATACTTACCCCATAGCTGTCGGTTATACGACACCTATTTTTCGTGGTGATCTTGTAGAAATGGTAAATGACGGCACTATTGCTGCGTCTGCTGCTGCAAATGCTGACAATCTTGGTGTATTTTGGGGTTGTGAATATGATGATTCTACAGGCGCACATCATTTTTCACCTTTCTGGCCTGGAACTGCATCATGCACAAACATTAAAGGTGTTGTTTATGATGATCCTAATATCATATTTCAGATTCAATCGGATGCAACTGGCGCGGCTGCGGCTGATGTAGGGCAATTGGTTGATATTGAGTATGTAGCGGGAGATACCAAAACTGGCATTTCTAAAGTAAATGCTGATGTATCTGGCGGAACTGGTGCAACAGATAAAACCTTGCGTATATTACGCATTGTTGATGATGGTGTTAATGTTGCCGGGGCATATTCTGTAGTTGAAGTGTTGATAGCCGAGCATGTTATGTCTCGTGTTGTCGCTGGCGTAGGGGGTATCTAGTCATGGCTATGAATAGAGCGCAGTTTGCAAAATTACTGCAAGACGGTTTAAATACCGTCTGGGGCCTAGAATACAACTCTTACCCCGAAGAATACAAACAAGTTTTTAAGGTGGATTCATCTAAAAAGGCGTTTGAAGAAGATCAACTGGTGACTGGCTTTGGCGCGGCAGTAGTTAAGCCGGAAGGTTCAGCAATAACCTATGACGAAGCAGGTGAAGCCTGGACTTCGCGTTACAACCACGAAACGGTTGCACTCGCTTTTAGTATTACACAAGAAGCGATTGAAGACAACCTGTACATGAGCATGGGCAGTAAATACGCACGCGCATTGGCAAGAAGTATGCAGCACACCAAAGAAATCAAGGCTGCGGCTATTTTAAATAATGGTTTTTCTGGTTCTTATGTCGGCGGTGATGGCGTAGCATTGATGGCTACTAATCATCCTTTGGCTGGTGGCGGCACTCAAAGTAATATCTTGAGTACACCTGCGGATATTTCAGAAGCTTCTTTGGAAGATATTCTGATTCAGATTCGTAAAGCTAAAGATGATCGTGGTATTCCTATTGCACTAAAAGCGGTTGATGTAATTATTCCTCCTGAATTGGAATTCGTAACCTGTCGCTTGCTTGACAGTGCTTTACGTACTAATACTGCGGATAATGATGTTAATGCTATCAACAAGAAAGGCATTTTTGGTCGTGATCCAATTATTGTAACTCGATTGACTGACTCAGACGCATGGTTTGTAAAAAGCGATGCAACTGATTCTTTACGTGGATTTACTCGTGTTGCGATCAATACCAAGATGGAAGACGACTTCAATACTGGTAATTTCCGCTTTAAGGCGCGTGAACGTTACTCATTCGGTTGGAGTGATTTTCGCGGAATCTGGGGATCTCAAGGTTCTTAGTTCTTAGTTTAGCCAGTTAATGAAATATTAAAGCCCATGTTAAAGTGGGCTTTTTTATTT